ATATTGTATAGTCATTACGATAAAAAGTAAGTAAAGGCGTCCTGTTCGTTCTTTAAATCTTGTTGAAAAGAAAAATTAAGTTGTTGTTGCATGGTAGCCAAAGCTTCAATAATTTGTCTTTGGTTTTCTACTTCATATTGTGGTTGAGGTTCTGGTATGTATGAAGTTACTTTAGCCATTATAAACCGTACCCAAATCCAGCTTTGGCTCCTGTTTTACCAGCTGAACTATAGTCTGCACCATCAGAACCTATATATCCTTTATTACCACCATCACCTGATTTATAGCCATCTCCATGCATTGCTGCACCTTTTTTAGCTGTTTGACCAGCTTTAACTTGTTTAGCTATTTTATCTAAAAGTTGTCTTTGTTGAGCGGCTTTGTTTTGTTTTTGATCTTTATAAAAATTAAACCTACCTAAATTAACTTTATTCATTTTATTAGCTATGTCAGCATTCGTTCCTGTAAATTGAGTTCCATCAAAACCTACACCATATTTTTCCTTAGCTCTATTAATAGCTTTTTCATATCTCTCATATTCTTTATCTATAGTTTCCGCATAATTACCTAAAAGACTTCTAACGTTTTTACCCCCAACATCTTTTATAGCACCACTTGTAGGATCTACATATATTCCACTCCCTATTTGGTTTTTCTGATCCATAGCAGATTGAATAAATTTTCTGTCCATGTATGGAAGGGTATCCATTTTATCTAAACCTCTTATAAATCTCATACCAGGTATAAAATTAATTAATGTATCTAATCCACCTTTAAGTGTTTTAGGTAATTGTTGAGTAATAAAATCTTTTGCTTGAGTTAAAATACCTTGAGGTTGTTCAAAAACATTTCCTTTTTCTGCTGCTCGTTGCATTCCAAGTACATCACTTACATAAATTTTTTGACCACCGGACATTATAAAAGGTTCTTCAAATTGTTTAGCAGCTGTTGACTCTGTAATACCTGTATTAACAGGTTTAACGTTTGTTGAATAAGGAAAGTTAGTAGCAAATCCAGACTGTGTGTTTGGTATTACACTAGCAGGTGAAATCATATTATTATTATTTGCAAACTCAGCCATAGATACAAATGGAAAGTTATTATTAGATTCAACAGGTACAATTTGAATATTACCGGATTGATCTAAAACTGTATTAAAACCAGTGCCAACATTTGGTATAGTCATATCAGGCTCAGCTGCTCCAGCAGGTGTTCCAAATGGATTAACAAAATTTAACAATCGTTGAAAAAAATTTTGATCTTCTTGAACAGGTTGTGATTGTATTTGATTATTATTTTGATCTTCTTGAACAGGTTGTGATTGTATTTGATTATTATTTTGATCTTCTTGAACAGGTTGTGATTGTATTTGATTATTATTTTTTTGAGCATCTAAAATCATTTTTAAAACTTCAGAGTCACTGTCTTGTGCAGCGCCTATAGTTTTATCTGAAATATCCATTTTATATAATGACATTATCTTCTTCCGTCCGGTTGTGCATCAAGTCTAAAAGTTCCATATCTCCAGGACTCGCCTGTGGATGTATTAGCTATTTGAATAGATACTAATCGACCTCTAGCTCGAGTGTCTATCTTATCAGTGGTTGATGTAATTGTAAAGGGACCTAAAGGTGAACCTACAGGAGCATTATCCGGGTAATCATTTAAGAATAATGTAACTGTAGAATTACCACGTAAATATTTAAAATCAGGTATAAATCTCTTAACTGACATAAAAAACTCTCCATCTCCTCTATAATCAACTACCCCTGTTTGTTGTCCTAATGCACTTCGTCTAGATGTAATATCCCAGTCTCCAGATTTAATAAATGCATCTATTGATGTAGTACCAGAACTATTAACCTGGTCATCACCTTTCTCATGACAATAGTAAACAGATGCACCATATTTATCCGTTAAGCCACTAATAGCAGCAAAAACAGGCGTCCCTGTAGCATTATAATCTGTAGCATATGGTTCAGGATATACACCCTGATCTTGATAACTAGATCTGTCTAGAGATGATGTTGTAAATACATTTTCTGAATAGTTATAAGTTACACATCTATCAATTTGCTCTGATCCAGATTTAGGATAAAACCAGTTTATTTCTGTGTACAACGCATTAGGTGATGAGTAAACAATATCAGCAGCTCCATAATTAATTCCAAGATTAGTTCCGTCTGTGCTAAATACAAAGTCTTCAACTAAACACGGTAGTGATTTAACAGTACCATCAAAGACAAAAAATCCTCCTTCAGCTGACATCCACCACACAGCTCCGTTAGCATATGAAACAGCATTTTGTCCTATGCATCCACAGTTTGTACCCACCTGTCTTACAGAGAAAGTAAATGGTGGACCAACAAATTGAATTACATAAGCAGCTTGATCAGTTAAACAAAATACATAATCTTTACCTTGAATAGCTGCTATAATTTTGTTTCCTGTATCTAGTCTAAATGTACCTGCAGTGTTAGTTGCTGTAGGCGCATATGTATTTAGATCCTCTTGATTAGAGAATCTTACAAACATCGGATCTTGTGTAGTTGAATCACCAATAGTTGTTTCTGTTCCAAAATGAAATAAATGCCTGTCTCTATCAGATACCAGCGTCAATCGACTGGCTGTAGGATTATTAGTAGTAAGAAAATTTGTTGTTGTAGTAGAAGCTCTGACTGTCCTAGGGGTAGTCGCTCCAGCGTCCCAAGTAAAGGTTTTACCATTATGAATAGTTGCAACTAATACTTCTCCAAAGTTGTCAAGGCTCCAGTTGCCTGGATCCAGAACCACGTTGCTTACAGTTCTAGCTGTTCCCCAAGTAGAGTTGCCCCATAAATATGTACTCCAACCATAACCTTTAGTTTGAAATGTGGGCCCTACTATCTCATAAGGTTGAATAGTCGCTGATCCTGTTCCAGTTCCACCCGGGTTAACTGCTACTATAGGAGCAGTAATTTTAAAAGTGTTATTAGTTACGTCTCTTATTTCAAAAGCTCCATCAGTAAAAGTAGTTGCAGAGGTAAATCCATTTGGTATGACAGACATACTATTAAAAGTTATATATCGACCAGCTTCTAAACCGTGAGATGTAAGATTAACCGTACACTCAGCAGATCCTTGGGCTGTATCAAAAGTAGCTGTCCCTGATACCTGAGCTGCTAATGGTGTAATATCGTAAAAGGCTTCATCGTAGTATAAAAAGAGTCCTTGAGAAGTTCCAATGGCTACATATTTTTCACCTTGGAAACTTGTAAAAGCATGTTGATTTCTAGCTACTCCAGGTAATGTTTCTTGAGCTACGGTTAGTTGTTCCCAACCACCTATCTTTTCTGGTAATCCATATCTAAATCTTACGAAATCACCGTCTACCCATTGACCTTCAGCTCCTGAATCAGTGGCTTGTTTATTAAAACCTGGTTTAAAATTGAGTTTTTGTAGCATAACCTAAGCATTATATACCATAGTTTTAACTCATTCAAATCATTAAAAATGGTCATTTATCTATGATCATATTCCATTCTAAGCGAGATATTAAGTCTTCTAAATTGATATCTTTCAATTTATGCTTCTTTATATATTGATGTAATTCTTCAATATCTAATATAACCCATTTAGTATGAAACTCAAAAACCATCTTATCAGCTTTGGTGCTTAAACTACCCTCTTTACAGGCTGTACTATCCGAAGTCTTTTTTAAACCTTTTACATCAAACTTATAATAGCCATTTTTTAATACACCTGCTACATCCCATGAGGCACTTTTATCAGGGTATTCTATTAAATTTAAATGCTTTTTAAACCTTTCTAAGATACTCATTTATATTGAATGTATATTATTTTTATGATAATTAAAGATTAAAAGAATAAAGAAATATGGACTTACTATATCATGCTATAATGTTTGAATCTGTTTTGACTCCTAGATTTTGCGATACTGTAATTCAGTATGCACACAGTCAAAAAGATCAATTAGGTCTTACAGGAGGGTATGGCGAAAAAAAAGATAAACAAAAGTTTTTATCTAATAGAGAAATAAAAGATTTAAAGAAAACAAGAAATTCTAATATTGTCTGGATGAGTGATCCATGGATATATAAAGAGATACATCCCTATGTACATGAAGCTAATCAAAAAGCAGGGTGGAATTTTGAATGGGAGTGGTCTGAAGCATGTCAATTTACAAAATATAATATAAATCAACATTACACTTGGCATATGGATATGTTTCAAATAGGTAGTGCAATTAAAAATCCTAATCCTAACTTAAAAGATAAACACAGAAAAATATCAGTTACCTGTTCTCTTTCTGATCCTGATGAGTATGTAGGTGGTGAATTAGAAATTGATGTCAATCATCCCTTGAAAAAAAAGAAAGATAATATAATAACTTTTAATAAAGTAAAAAAAGGCAGCATCATTGTTTTCCCTAGTTTTATCTGGCATCGTGTAAAACCAGTTACAAGTGGAACTAGATACTCCTTAGTAGTATGGAATAACGGAAGGTCATTTAAATGAACGAAAATATACACTTTGAGGCATACTTTCAGACTCCAGTTTATGTAGCTGAATTACCAGAATTAGTAAATAAATTAAATAAAGCTGCTGATCCACATGTTGAACAATCAAAAGAAAGAAATAAAAATGTAGCTAGACAAAGAGATAAATTTTACAGAAAAAAATTAGGTGATCTAGGGATGTCTCATCACTCAACTGCATTAATAAATCTTCCAGAATTTTCTGACATTCAAGGATATGTTGAAAGAAGATCTTTTGAGATAATGGATCATATAGGTTATGACATGAGTAACTATCAATTAACCTGGACAGAAATGTGGGTGCAAGAATTTGCTAAAAAAGGTGCAGGACATCATAATGCTCACATACACTATGACAATCATATCAGTGGTTTTTATTTTTTAAAATGTTCAGAGCGCACATCACATCCTATTTTAAGAGATCCACGAATGACTAAAATGATGTCAATGTTGCCATTAAAAGATGAGAAAGAAGTTACAATGGGAAGTGGTTCGATTCATTACCAACCAAAACCAGGAACATTAATATTGTTTCCAGCATATGTTGAACATGAGTTTACAGTAGACTTAGGAATAGATCCTTTTAGATTTATACATTTTAATCTTCAAGCAGTTAGAAAAAGAAATGAAAACTTTTAAAAAGCAAAAATATTTAGTTATTAGAAAAGCAGTATCCAAAGAGCTCTGTTTATTTTTATATAATTATCTTTTAATAAAACGACAAGTTACAAAAACAATGTTTGATTACAGTTATATTCCAAGAATAGAAAGAGATTTTGGTACATGGAAAGATGAACAAGTGCCGGGTAATTTTTCCTGTTATTCAGATATTGCTATGGAAACCTTAATGTTAAAAGTACAACCAATTATGGAAAAACATACAAAATTACAACTATACCCAAACTACACTTATATGAGAATTTATGAAAAAGGGGCAGAATTAAAAAGACATAAAGATAGATTTAGTTGTGAAATATCTACTACTTTAAATTTAGGTGGAGATCCATGGTCAATTTATTTAGAACCAAATTACAACGTAGGTATCCCAAATGATAGAGACATAACCATAAGAAGTAATAATAAAGGTAAAAAAATAGATTTAAAACCTGGTGATATGTTAATTTATTTAGGACAAGAATTAGAACATTGGAGAGAACCTTTTCAAGGTAATGAGTGCGCCCAAGTATTCTTACATTATAATAATGTAAAAAGTAAAAATGCTAAAGAAAATGTATTTGATACAAGAAAACATGTAGGATTGCCTTCTTGGTTTAAAGGTAGATGAGAATTCTAACTTTTAATATTGCACACGACAGTGCAGTATGTAGTTTATTAAATGGCAAATTAGAATTTTTTTGTAAAGAAGAAAGACTAACACGTAGAAAAAGGGACATGCATCCCTTTAAATCCATTGAATTATATAAAAATTTAAATCTAGGTAAAATAGATTATATACTTTATTTAACACCCTCTAATTGTTTTCCTCAGGTGGAATATGTTTGGAAAAACTATATTAATAAAATCTTTAATATGGAGATGGAAAACTACTCATCTTTATTACATCATAGATGCCATGCTAGTTTAGCTTATTATAATAGTAAATTTAAAGAAACTTTAGTTTTTGTAATTGACAGAAATGGAAGTATGTTTTTTATGAATAAAGAACCTGTAGCTAGAGAAAGTGAAAGTGTTTTTATAGGTAATAAAGATGGAATTAAATCTATTTCAAAAAACTTTTGGTTAGAATTAAATAAAGAATCAGAAAAGATTAATATTTTGAATAAATTAAAAAAACATTATTCTGACTGCAACATTACTTCAAATAATTCTTTAGGGATTACTAGAGTATATGAAGCTGCAACAACATTGATTGGTCAAAATCCTTTAGAAAATGGTAAAACAATGGGGCTAGCTTCTTATGGAAAAACAAATAATGAAAAATTATTTACAGATAATATACCTAATTCAGATAAGTTTAGTTTTTTAAATGATCATTACGAAAGCGTTTGTTTTTATAACCATGAACATCTAATAACAAAAAATATTAATAAAAATAATTATAAACCTTATGCTGATAAAGCAGCGTTAGTTCAAATAGAAACTCAAGAACAAGTTTTAGATTTAATAAAAAAACATGTACATCAAACCGGTATAAAAAATGTATGTATGGTAGGAGGCTATGGATTAAATGTAGTTGCCAATAACTATTATATAAAAAATTTACCTAACATTAATTTTTATTTTGAACCCGTATCAGATGATACTGGTGTTCCAATAGGCGCTGCTATGTTAAAGTATAAGGAACTAACTTCTAAAAATGCTTATCCTTGTAAAGATAACTTTTATCATTATTATAAAAAAGAAAAATTAACTGTAGGTAAAAAATCTAATATAAATCAAATTTGTGATTTATTGATTAATCAAAAAAGTGTAGCTTTATTTGAGGGAAACCCAGAAGCAGGTCCTAGAGCATTAGGACATCGCAGTATATTATTTGATCCACGAAATATTGATGCTAAAAAAATTGTTAACAATATTAAAAAAAGAGAATGGTATAGACCTTTTGCAGGGGTTATTTTAAAATCTGAATTTACTAAATACTTTAACACCTTAGGTTTAAAAGAAAGTCCTTACATGACCATAAATTTTGATGTTGTATCTAACAACAAAATTCCAGGGGTCGTACATGTAGATAATACATGTAGAGTGCAAACAGTATCAGAAGGTTTTCTACACGATTTACTAAAAAAATTTTATTCAAAAACAGGTTGTCCAGTATTATTAAATACCAGTTTTAATCTTGCAGGAGAGGCTTTAGTTCAAACAAAAAAAGACGCATTACAAACGTTGAAAAATAGTTCATTAGATGCTATATATTTTGTAGAAGAAGGAAAGATAGTATTTAAAAATGATTGAAAAAAAAGTATTAACAGAAATCCCTCTTTTTACAGGTGACATAAAAATGCCTAAAGGATGGCACCTTGAAAGAGACGAAATGGTAAAACAAACAACTGTTTCTCATTATTACGAAGATATTGATCATTCATTTTATAGAACTCTAGATAGACTACAAACTTTTATTCTAGAATATATGACAGTAGAACATAAAATAAATATTCTAAGAGGAAATAACCATGAACCTTCAGCTAGATATTATGAAAGAAATGAAATATCTAAACCATTAATAACGGTAGATAATTTTAATTTAAGATCTTCACCCGACTGGGTTTTATTATACGGAATTGAAATAGACCCAGGTAGTTGCATTATCAACATTAAGTACGACGATAACAGATTAAAAGATAGAATTTGGAAAGTAAATTTAGAAACAAATAAATTTATTATGTTCCCTGCTATATTACAATATTTTGTTGAAAATAAAAATAATTCTCATCTGAATTATGTTCAGACTCTTACCTTTGTAAATAATAATAGATTATATTTATAAACTTATATCAGTGAGATCCCAAGCACCGCTTGTTTCATTCCAAATATATGCCCATTTAATAACACCATTAACGTTTTCGTCTTCTTGTGCTTGTGGAAGATCAGGTGCATCTCCTATTGGAGATATCCATCTTCCCTCTGTAGTATTTAGAACCCAACTTGGATAAGGTTTATTATTAGAATGAAATATATCATTAGCTGCATCATATTTCATACCTATAGACGCATAGTTAGCTCTTAGAGGAGTTCCACCTAATTCATGTACCCCATTAGCCATATGTCTTGAAGTTTGAATCCATTTGTCTGCAGGCCAGTTATTGTGTTTTTCTAAATGAGCTTGTCCTACAGCTTCTGATTCATTGCCGTTTTCATCTAAACAATCTTCATCATTCATACGAACGACATTTAAAACAATACCATTATCATCTATTTTTGCAAAATTAGCCATTATTTATATTTATACCTTATCATTACAATTCCTGCAGCACCCGCTGGTCCAGAGCCCCATGCTCCGCCACCAGTTCCATCACTACCCACAGGTAACCAACCCTCAGGGTCTGAAGCAAAAGGTGTAGATTGTCCAGTCGGTGTGTAGCCAGGTTGGCCTCCGCCACCTCCGGCACCGCCTTCTCCTTGCGTTGGTGTCGGTCTAGGTGGAGCTTGAGATTTACCTCCGCCGCCACCGGCAAAATATCTTAAACTTCCTGATGGACCAGGAGTTCCTTGTTCTGGATTCATAGCAGTTCCAGCTCCTTGTCCTCCATCTCCAGGATCATGCCACGATGGAGCAGGTCCTCCTGATTGAGTAGCTCCTCCGCCACCGCCTCCGGATCCTCCCCAGTCTCCTCCTGAATTATTTTGTCCTCCGCCGCTAGTTCCTTGTGCAGGACTTGTTGGAGGTGTATTACCACTTCCGCTTGGAGTTGTATAACCTTCAGGTCTTCCG